CTTGCCATTTCCGCCTGTGTACCGCCATAGCCCAGTTTTAAGTTATCGAGCATGGTATAGTTCTGCTTTGCAAAACCCTGATATGCGTTTTGAATAGATGATATGTCAGTACCCATTTTGTTGGCGTTGTCCGACATATCCACCATCGCTTCATTGGCTATCTCAGCAGCCTGTGCAGTATCACCGCCCAAGCCTTGCAGAAGTGAAGCAGAAAAGCTTGTAACGTTCTGCATATAGTCATTAGCGGAGATTCCTGCGGTCTTGTATGCCTCACTGGCGTACTTTACGATAGTATCAGCGTTGTCCTTGAAAAGTGTTTCAACGCCGCCTATGTTCTGCTCATAGTCTGCATATGCGCTCGCAGAGCTTTTGACTATAGCGCCTATGCCTGCACTTGCCGCCGATATAGTTGCTATACCAGCTTTTGCGGCAAGTGCAAAGCCCTTTTTGATAGTGCTTCCAAAACCTGAAACGACCTTGCTGCCAAGAGAGCTTCCAAACCTGTGACCATCGGGCATACTATCCCCGAACGCTCTTCTCAGCTCTGACGCAAGCCCTTGCATAGACGGAACTATCTGCACATATGCTTTGCCCAGCTGTGTGCCGTTTTCTTCTGCCATGTTAGTCCTCCTTTCCTAAGATTTTTCTTCTCGCTTTCTCATAATCCTCGCCGCTTCGGAACGCTGTTACCTCGCTGTCGCTCTCGCTTTTGCCTATAAGCTTTTCAGCTATGGACTGCGGTCTGTTCACGCCCTTTTGACCGTCCTTTGTCTGCGACCAGCATATCCATTGCAGGCGGTCAAATATCAGCGCAAGCAGTATTTCAGAAAACGAACCGCCAACGCCGTTGAGCTTGCGCTTGACCCGTGAACTGCTGTCAAGGCCGCAAAGAAAAGTCGCCACCTTTCGTGCAGGCAGCGACTTAAAGTCGTATATGTGATAATACTGTGCCATATCGCAATCAAACTCATCAGGATAGCGCTCCATAACAGCGGCAAGGACTAGGAGTTTTTTGTTTTAGGTGTCTGGAAGATCTCCACGATAAGCTTTGTTATCTCTTTAGCCGATACATAGCCGCACTTTTCTCTTATCTTCTCGAAAGCTTTTTCTTTCTTGCTCCCAAGAGCGGCGTCAACTACCTTGACATATGCAAGGGGGTCGCCCTGTTCACACTTGCCGACAGCTTCGATAAACTCATAGTCGTCAAGGGTCTTCTCCTCTATTTCAAATTCAAAACCGCTTTCTGTCTTACCTGTCAGCATAGGTTATTCCCCCTTTTTCATGTACTCATAGTGCGTATTGCCGTTTTCATCAGGTGTGGCTGTGATAGTCAGCTCATAGCCGATAGCCTCGTTGTCCTTATAGGTGATGTCAGATATCTCCGTCACCTTGCCGAACGGGATCACTACTCTTTTCAGTACGTTGTTTTTCAGTATCATATCGAATACGAACGCCTGATCTTCATGCTCGGCACTGTTTACTTTGATTGTCAGACCCGTGTCAAGGTCGCCCGAAACATTGCTGTCATTGTAGACAGTTTTCAGCACATCTACATTGGTACACTCTATCAGCTTTACCTTGAAAGTGTCCGTCTTTTCTGTCTGCGGTGTGTCAACGATATCTCCACCCCAGGCTTTGATATTTTCAGTAGAAATGCCAGAACTGTTTGTTACTCCGTCCTCTGAACAGTAGCCCAAACTTTTGAACGCTGCGTCAAGTGCTGTTGTTGCATCTGTCGGCAGTGTAGATCCTGTGACCGCTGTGAAAACCGCTCCGCCTACCTTTGGCTTGCCTGTTGATACGTTATCTTTGTTGTTTGCCATAGTATTATCACTCCTCGTAGTAGGTTATATCAAATACCGCCTGATAGCGGTATCTCTTTGTTTCTGTGTCCGTGTAGTTGTAGTCTGACGTGCAAGCACAGCGGCATATTTCGCCCTGTGACACGCTTTCAGGCATAGCCTTTTTAACTTTTGCGTTAAGTTCTGCCGCCCCGTATAGGCTCGCTGAGTAGCTCTGAACGGCTATGGTGGCAGATGTGATAAAATCATTCTCTGCCGAGCCTAGCTTGTCGATAAGCACATACTCTTTTGGTGGGTTTTTAGGTTCTTCAAGATAAACTGAAACGTCAAGCTTTGCTCCCAGCCAGTCAAGAATTATTTTTTCTATCACTTGCCAAGCACCGCCTTCAAAAGTGTGTTATTTCTAAGATTAGCACGCTGAGCCTTCTTTGTCTTAGCCTTGACGATAGCGACCTTACGGCGCATTTTGGGGTATCTTGTCCATGTGATAGTATACGCTTTATGCCCCGTACCAAGACGTTGAACGGCTCTGTCAGCATATCCCTTGACCATGCTTTCAACAGGTGCAGAGCAGAGAAAAGCCGCAACTGCGTTGTGGTCAAGCTCTATCTTAACTTTACTCATAGCACTCCACCTTTACCTTTTTATTCCAACTGAGCGGCAAATTTTCTTCAATGCCCTCTGTCGGAAGACCTATGGTGCGGAATTTTCTGCCGAAGAACTCAACCTCTGTGTCTTCCCAAACGTGTGTATCTCCCTTTGGTATTGCAAGAGTGTAAGCTATGCGTTTGCCTGACAGGTTGATCTCGTTCACAACGTCCTCTGCGGAAGGCTCGCCCACAAGCACGTTTTCGACAACCTCCTGCGAAGTTTCGTATATCGGTCTGTTGAACCCGTCAATACCTGTCTGCGTTTTTACAGACAGCTTAACAGGTATGCCCTTGATATTCAGTCTCATACGTCATATACCTCCATAGCTCCGTATCTCTGCCGCATAACGCCCAGTTCTTTCAGCTCGTTTCTGAGGAAATACAGCTGCTGTCCTGCGTTGAGATATGTCATTGATACTGAGTAGCCCATAGCCGATTGTGAAGCCTGCGAAGTCGCAGGAGAGCTGTCCGCAATGGTGTCTACAGCTCTCAGCGTGGCACGAACTATGATATCTTTTGCCACAAGTTCAACGTCAGGTTCATCAGCTATCATAATGTCAAGATCTTTGCCATACTTCTTGCAGGCAGTCGAAAGCTTTGCACAGGCGACAGGCAGCAGAGCCGCTGCCTTTTCCTGCTCCTCAGCCGTGAGCTTTCGACCGAGCCTTATAACGTCCTCGATAGTTGCGTACTCTGCCGCCATTTATGCCGCCCCCTTATTCAGCAGCTGACTGAATGACAGCAAATGCGGACTTGTCCATGATACCCCAGCCAATATATGCTTTGGCTCTGATGTATACCTGACCGCAGCCCTTGAGATCCTGTCCACTATTGTCAGGGTCGCCGTATTCAATGATCTCAAGCGAAATTTCCTTTGAGTAGCCCCACTTGAACGTTGAAAAGTCGCCCACGATAGCAAGGTCTTTGCTGGAATTGAATGAAACTGTATTGTTTGTTACAGTCTGAATGCCGTTCATCTGTGACGGCGCATTGCCCCACGCAAGTTCAGGATATATCTTTCTGCCGCTTGTGTCCACCATTTTTGCAAGGTCAGCTCTGAATGACGGTGCCATTGTAAGACCTGAGATGTCATACTCATTGTCCTGCACTGCGGCGATAGCCTCCTCAATAAGAGCGTCGGGTGTCTTTGGTGTCTTGCTGTCCTGTTTTATCACAGTTACGCCGTTGTCAAAGTGATTTGTACCGATAAGTGCAGAAGCTGTCTTGGCTCTCGGATTAACTCCGTGAAAAGCCATAATGTCAAGACCTCTTGCAGTCTTTTTCGCAAAGCCGTCGGAGAAATTTCTCAGAGTTTCTATCTGCTCTTCCTCAGCTGCATAGAGAAATTCGTCTGAAATTCGTGCGCCGTATTCGATCTTTACAGGTACGATTATAACAGGGTCAAGCGAAACACCACCCCTTGTCATTTTGCCGTTTTCAGCAACAAGATCAACTTCATCATCCATTGTGAAGATGAACTCTTTCTGCCCATTGAACGGGATAGGTGTCTGACCACAAAGAGCTGCCAATGAGGACTTGCCCTTTACCTTGTCGAAAAGTTCTTTAACGAGAATAGGGTCGAACTTTGAGCCCTTTGAGAGGATATCTGCCATAAATATTACTTCCTTTCTTTACTTTGTGAGACTTGCAAGCAGCGACTTGTATGCCGCATTCTTGCC